TCAAGCGGCGTACCTACGGGTGCGGTTAGTCAGCGTGGCTCTAACGCGAATGGTGAGTTTGTGCGGTTTGCTGATGGGACGCAGATTTGTACGCACAGAAGGTCTATAGGTGGTGGGTGGGCAGTAAATGCGGAGCTTGATAGGACATGGAGCTTTCCTGCTCCATTTCACAGCACTCCCGTAGTCATTCCGTTCGGATATGGCGGCACAAGTGCCGGTAGTGGCATCGCGCAGCTAGAAAAAACAATTTCCGTATCTGCTGTAACTATGCGAGTGAAAAACAATACTGCGGTCAATATTGGCACGGAAGGATCAAACATAGAAGTTATGACAGTAATCGGGAGATGGTACTAATTATGATAAAAATTAACTTTAACCCTCGCTTCGATGGCGACAAACTAACCGCCGAAATCAACGACACAACGCTCACAGTCAACGGCACTGATTACGACTTGTCAGAGATACCGGACGGTGCAACGGTTGACCATCCAGTCGTTAAAAATTGCACGCGCAACGGCAACAACTTCGAGCTGACCATCACACTAACACACGGCGCAAACGCACCGCATGAAACGAGATTCCCTACACCTGTGGAAATTACCGCCGACACTTGGGAGCTTAACTACATTTACGAACCGGAGGCCGTGAGCAATGACTTGGCTGAATAACGCAACCGTAACAACGGCACAAGACAAAGCAGCAGAGGCAGCGGAACAAACGCGCCAAGCTGCTAAGGCCGCACGACAAGTCGCACTTGACTCAATCACGTATGAAACGGCGGATGGTGACTTTATTCAATGCCGCGAACAAGACGAGATACGCCTACGCCGCAAATTGGAACGGATGACAGAGGACGGCGAGAGCACGACACCGTGGATAGCCGAGGATAACAGACTCGTAATGATAACCGCCGATGACATACGCGGCGCATTGCGACACGGTGAAGATGAAGTGGCACGCATATTTGAACAATACATGAGCATTCTTTCATGAAAGCTCTCATTTCGATAATATACGCACTATGGTTTAATTTTCTGATAGTTGCTGCCGGTGTTCTTTTATTTATACTGCACCCATATATCATATATTTTTATATTGGGTGTATTGTATTGATGTTCTTCAGGTATGCTTTAAACATAAAAATCCCACTAACCAAGTGGGGCGTTGACTGCTTAGTTAGCTTGGATCAGTGCTGGCAGGTTGTGTTTAAGTTCCTATTGAACTTGATTTATGACTGTCCAAATAAATTTGGAAATGCAGACCAAACAGCATCCAGTGTTGTTGGTAAAAACTTGCGTGATACCGGTGCATTACATTGGAAGATAATTGAATTTGAATTATCTTGGTTGCTTGAAGGTGGTAAGCCACACTCAATCAAAGCCATTGAGGATGACGAAAAATGATAAAGAAATCAGAAGACGCTATAAACGAGATAATCAGAGTTGAAGGTGGTTATTCAAATGATCCATCTGACTCTGGCGGTGAAACAAAGTACGGTATAACAAAGGCTGTCGCCGAAAGTTTTGGCCTAACCAAGCCAGTAAAGTCGCTCACAAAAGATGATGCTAGATTAATTTATAAATCAATGTATTGGGATTCTCTTCGGCTTAATGAAATCAGTGAAATAAATGAAGACCTTGCATTCGAATTATTCGATACCGGTGTAAATCTCGGTATTGGTGCAAGCGCTAAATTTTTGCAACGATGCCTGAATGTTCTGAACAACAAGCAAGAATTTTACAACGATATAAAGATTGATGGCGCCGTTGGAAATAACACTGTATTGACGCTAAAAACTTTTTACAAGAAGCGCGGAGACGAAGGTATAGATGTTCTTGTAAATATGCTTAACTGTCTTCAGGGTGCGTTTTATGTAGAGCTTTGTGAGCGCAGAGAAAAAGATGAAAAATACATTTATGGCTGGATGGTGAATCGTGTCTCTAACACCTAGACGAGCAAGACAAGTAGTTGTTTTCTGGATGATGTTTATCGTTCAGACTGTCGTTGGATGGATGTTCCTACCTGGCGATATCGGAGCTAATGAGCTATCACTTTCAATGATAATAGTGCCAATGATGGTTTCCGGTATCATAGCATGGATTACTGGTGAGGCTATTGAGAAAGTTCAGCGCATGAAGCATTTACAGAAGGATGACGACTGATGGATTTTATTCTTGGTATAGCTTTAATCTTATCACTAATCTTCAATGGCGGGCAGGCTATTGACAATATTAAAGATGAGAAGAAAATAGAAAAGCAGTCAACCTATATTGCTGTTATCGAAAACGATAATAAAACGCTGAAAGAATCAAGTGAAGCAAATCTCTTAGCTTACAAAGAGGCATTAAATCAAAATGATAAATATGACGATATTGTCGATGATCTTGAGCGTAGGATCGAAAATTGTAACTCTGATCTCAGAAAGCAGATTGATAAGATTAATAATTGGAAAGACAGTGACAGGCTTAAACAAATTGCTATCGAAAACCTCAAAAGAGAAATTGACAGTCGTGGTGACATGCCTTCTTGTCGGGTTCCTGCTTGGGTGGATTTCGAAGCCGGTAAAAACTGAGATAATATCTGTTGCTAGTCCTCCTGAGCCAATAGATAGGCCAGTAAAAGTAGTAGAGACCGTGTATTCGCTGCCTCCGCTTAATTGCTCAAAGACCAATATAAATCCTCACGTTGGCGGTTTATCGATGTCTGAGTACGTAATATGGGGTCAGGAGGCATGGAATTGGATTGCTGATTGCAGTGACTCAATCATAGATTATCAAACACAGCTTGACAAAAAGAACAGCGGGAAATGATATAATCGACCTAATATAAAACTATAAACTTAAAATGGTCGAACATGGAAACAACATTTATCAACATTCTTGGTGGATTGGTGGCGTCTGGAAATTACGCTGGAGTAGCTGTAATGCTTGGTATTGCAGCTTTTTTTGCTATGTGGCGAAAATTAAAATCAATCGAGAACAACCAGAAGCCTAAATTCAAGCACCAAGATTACAATAAGTTCATTGAGCATGACAGCATTGTCATGGACGATCTTGATCGGATTCGTCAAAAATACAACGCTGATCGAGCTATAGTCTTTGAACTAAGAAACGGTGAAGTAAATGTTGCAAATATACCTAGCATGAAAGTTCATATTAGGAATGAGCAGTTAAAGCCAAACGTACACTCAGTCAGCTCTGCAATTAACGGTGTTCCAGCGTCATTCTACTCAAGAATACTTAGACAGCTAGTAAAGAATGAAGTCTATTCCCTCCCTGATGTGTCAGACATAAAAGATACTGACTACGGCCTGTACCAAAACCTGATATACGCAAAAGTTAAGTCGCTCTATGCAATACCGTTGTTCGACTATTCAAACGCGCTCTATGGGTGTTTGATGATTGAATCCTGCGATAAGCACTTTAACTTCTCCGAGCAAGACATTGAGCGAATCGAAATAGACGCATCACGCTTGAACGGAGAAATTATGTCTATGAAGAAGGTTGAAGAAAGTCACTCGTAACCAATTATCTTGTGACCAATGTAGTTACCTGATGGTGTCACTTTTGCATTAGTGACATCAACATGTATCTTTGAGAATGGCTTTAAGCCGTAGTGATTTAACTCTGCGACAGCCGTTTCTATATGCTTTGGGCATTGGTGTGCTATGTCACCAGAAACCCTGTCTTCCCACCATCTACACGCCTCAATACGCTGCCAAGGCTCCCCACTAAAATACAAATAATCTTCAATTGAATTGATGCCAATTCCATACCGATAGCTTACCTTTAGCGAGTCATTTCCCTTTGCGTCTACGTGCTTAGCCCAAGACACATTATTAACATCAAATGCCTTAACAATCTGGTTAATGGTTGTTAGGTCGCCTTTGCTCGCCTCAGTGCCATGATTCGGTGTTGTATCTCCTCCAAATTCATATCCGCATTTAGGGCAGCTCTTATCAAGATATGGAACGATGTTATTGCACTGCCAACCATTTGATAAGATGCCTTGGCATTGCTTGAACGGAGTTTTCTTTGCTTGCTTCTTAGCTTCTTTAGTTGGTGGAGGTCCAATCATATCTATTCGACCAAATCTCTCAACGTTTGAACCAAAATCAAGAATCAATGCGTTTATCTTTGACTCATGTGTTCTGAGCACTCTACCAAGTATCTGAAGCCACAGGCTGCTAGACTGCGTTGCTCTCAACACGATTAGCAAGTCTGCATTCTTTGCATTAAATCCTGTTGTTAGTGTGCCGACAGATATAATCCATCTCAGTTTGAAGTTCTTGAAATCATCAACGATTCGCTTGCGGTCTTCAGTGATAGTCTCACCAATGATAACCTCAGCAAATTCACCTCGATCTTCTAATGCTTTCTTAATGTGCTCAGCATGGGCAACGTTGCACGCGAAGATCAATCCTGACTTTCTGTTGCTTGCATATCGCATAGCATCATCCAGCGCTGCATTGGTGACATTATCGTCATCCATGAGTCTAGCCATTTCTTCTTCATCAAATTCACCGGATTTTGCTTTTTTTATCTTACTAAAATCGAGAGTCAGGCTTGTTTTTGGAGTTATGATTGGGCATAGAAATCCATCATTAAAGAGTTCGCTCATTGGAATGCTATAGACTATTTCAGTACAGATCCAAGTACCTTCAATGGTTCCAGATTCCAACTTCCAAGGAGTTGCTGACAGACTAACAATTCTAGCATGAGGGTTTTTCTTCCAAAGCTCAGTAAAGAACTGATGGTACATGCCACCAACTTTTAACGATGCTCTGTGAACTTCGTCAATGTAAACAACAGACACGTCGTTGAATAGTGATGCGTTCTTGTAAACAGATTGAATACCGCAAAACACAAGCTCACCAGTATGATTTTTCTGCCCATAAGATGCGCTGTATGTTGTAGTTCTCGCGTCAGGCCATTGCTCAAGAAGTTCTTCTCTATTCTGGCCGATAAGCGCTGTTACATCTGTTAAGAACACCTGCTGCTTGTCAGGTGCTATGTCATACACCCTACGAGCTATCTCAGCTTGCATTAAGCTCTTGCCGGATGCCGTAGGTGCCTGAATGCAAGGATGACCATCTGTTTCAAACAAATAGTCAATCACTGCATTAATTGCGCCAAGCTGATATGGTCTTGGTATTAAAGCCATATTAAATAACGCCCTCCTTATTCATCTTAATTATTTCATCAGAGTCGAATCCAGCCTCCTTTAATCGGATCAGATCTTTTATATCCATCTTTTCAGATTCAAAGGACTTCATTGAATCCATCCAAGTTCCAATACAGCATCCTGTTGCGTCATAAACTAAGTTGTCATCGTGTACTTCAAGTAATACTTTTTTAGTCATTTTCTTCCTCGCTTTTACCAATTAATTTTATGGCTTCTTTCTCAAGCTCGACTCCAGAAACATTGTCTTTCGTATAAACATCAAGCTCAATTGCAGACTCGAACCAATCTCCATTATCAAGCAGCTTCCTCAAAATAGACTCAAGTGCATCAGTGCGCTTTTTTTGGTGTTCGATGCCTGCTTTGAATACGTCAAACATATCGTTAGAAAAATCTACGACTGGAACCAACCATTCTTCTTTTGCTGTATAGCGGCCTAATTCTTCAGACCAGAATACACCATCCAATGGTAAGTCTTGAAATCTATCTTCAAACGCCTTTCTCATTGCTTCGTTATTCATT